AGGTGAAGCTATGAGGATAGCTTCTATTTATGAAAAGAAAGAAAACTTTTCATCTTTAAGTAACAAAAGTATGTGGTGTACTGGTGTAAAGAGATGTGATAGTTTTGTGAACTTTCATATTTTTCATTACAGTAAATGGACAGACTGTACGAACAGAACCTCGCTTCGGCGGGGTTTTGTGTTATGCTTATCAAAAAGGAGTTAATATGCCAAAAGGTATCGGATACCCTAAGGGGATGAAAAAACCTAAGAAAAAAGGTAAAAAGAAAAAGAAGTAGTATGGCTGAGTATCAAGGTAAATCTGTATCTTTAAATAAACCTTCCAGGATTGGAAAAGGTGAACCAGGACATGGTCGTAAAAAGTTTAAGGTGTATGTTAAGGATGGCGACAAAGTTAAGAAAGTAATGTTCGGCGACCCTAACATGGAGATAAGAAAAGATAACCCGGCTGCTAGAAAATCATTTCGTGCTAGACACAAATGTGATACAGCATCGGATAAGACAAGTGCAAGATATTGGTCTTGCAAAATGTGGTAGGAGTAACATGGCCGGTAAAAGAGTAACTTGGAAGTATGGCGACAAAACTTATAGCGGAACTTTAATTAGGGAAACTAAAACACATAAGTACGCCAGGACCAAAAATGGTAAAACTAAGGTCATACGAAAAAAAGTTTAATTGAAAGTAGCATGCCCTAAGTGTGGCCTATACTTAAACTACGATATAGACAGGTCTAAAATGACTTGTTTAAACAAAGAGTGCGAGGGATACAATAAATGACAAATGTTAAATTATGCTTTGCACAATCTTGTCATAATGTATTAAAACCACCTAAAAGAAAATTTTGTTCTGCTACTTGTTCTAAGGCCTATCATAATAAAAAATTTTACGCCCAACAACAAGGCGCAGTCTATGAACCCGAACATGATGGTAAACCTGTAGCACAACCTAATGTACAAAAACGAAGAGGTGTTGTATATGATGCCTTAGTAGAAAAAGAGTTAGGGCCATTAATACTTAAAGGTGATTTAAAAAAACAAGATGCCGCTGCACTCTTAGACTGTACAAAAGCTGCTTTATCCTATGCATACGCTGCATGGATTGAAGATATGGAGACTAAAGAAAAAGCAGAGAACTGGACTTTACCTGCTAAAGCAGAGAAGTCATTAGCTGACTTTAAGTTATTTAGAGATAGGTATTTTCAAACAGAGACTGGTGAACCCTACCAAACTCCGGAGTTTCACATTAGATGGATTAAATCTATTCTTGAAGCTATAGAACATGGAAATCAGCAGATGATACTATCTCCTCCACGACATGGCAAGACTGACCTACTAATTCATTTTGCTGTATGGCTCATAATTAAGAACCCTAATGTTAGAATATTGTGGGTAGGTGGTAATGAAGAGATATCTAAGAATGCTGTCGCTTCAGTAATAGACCAGTTAGAGAACAATGAAAAACTTATCGAAGAACTCTGCCCACCTGGAAAAAGTTTTAAACCAACTAGCAGAGCAGGAAAAGCGTGGTCGCAAAGTGGGTTTACTGTTGGTACTCGTACTGTTACCGGTATTAAGTCTCCTACCATGGTTGGTATCGGTCGGGGTGGAAAAATTCTTTCACGAGATTGTGATATTATCATAGGCGATGACTTAGAGGACCACTCTTCTACAATGCAACCTGCATCAAGAGAGAACACAAGAACCTGGTGGACAACAACATTATCTTCTCGAAAAGAGGAACACACAGCTTTAATTGTTATTGGCTCCAGGCAACACTATGACGATTTGTATTCTCATCTACTAGACAATGAAAGTTGGAATACAATAGTAGAAGAGGCACACGATACAGGGTGTACTTTACCCGATTGGAATGATGAAGCTCACCAAGACTGTATGTTGTGGGCAGACAAAAGAACTTACAAATGGTTAATGGGTAGAAAGTCTGCTGCAGAGACTACTGGTGGTAGAGCTATTTATGAGATGGTCTATTTGAATGTTGCAATGCCTGATGGGATGGCATTATTTGACAGCGTTGAGATAGAAGCATGTCGTGACCAAAGTAGAGAAATAGGGCAAGTACCTGCAGGAGTTAGGTTAATTGCAGGACTTGACCCGGCATCAGTTGGATACCAGGCTGCATTCTTATGGGGATATGACCAGGCATCTAACAAATTGTATATGATTGATATGGAGAACTCACTAGGTGGTGGTATTCCACAAGCATTAAAGATAATGAAAGAATGGTTTGTGAAATACAATCTAGCCCACTGGGTTATTGAAGAGAATGGTTTTCAGCGTGCAATTAGACAAGACCAATCTATTAGAGATTTTGCAGGTAAGCATGGTGTATTTTTAGAAGGTACGCAGACTTACTCTAACAAACATGACCCGATATTTGGTGTTACAGCTATGAGGCCATTGTTTGAACAACAACTAATTTCTTTGCCATATCTTGGCTTTGAAGCCCAAGAAAAGGTAAACTTATATAAAAGTCAGTTGGTGTATTTCAGTTCTGCGCAAAATAAAAGCAGAAGTGTTGGACAGAAGTCTGACTTAGTAATGGCTAGTTGGTTCCCAATGAAAACTATTCGTAGACTTCAGAAGGAAAGACTTGCTACAATGGGACTTGAATATGAACCATCTTTTAGTGGTTATGAAGGTAGTAACATAGATTTGGATAATTGGAGATAATGAAAACAGCAGAAGAAATTTACAGCAGAATATACGAGTTGAGAAGTCAACACGCAGATGTTATCAGTGAGAAAGATAAAATCAGAGCCATTATGAATGGTGGTGCTGATGGTATTAAAGCGTTGCTCGGTAAACAAATGCGAGACATGGACTATAACCAAATACCTGCACCGAACTTACTGTACTCCGCTATGGAACGATTTGCACAAAAACTAGGTAGAGCGCCTGACTTAAAAGTAGATATCTTTAATGACAAAGATAGTGAGAGAGCTACCAAGCGTGCAGAAAAACTTGAACGCATTGTGCATTCTTATGATGAAGCACAGAAATTAGATTTACAATTACCACAAGTTGGTAGATGGCTACCTGGTTATGGATTTGCTGTATGGGTATTAAAAGAAAAGAGAGATGCTAATGGTGTTCCTTATCCTTATGCAGAAATCAAAGACCCTTACATTTGTTACCCAGGATATTTTGGAGAAGGACAACAACCTAAAGAGTTAGCTGTTATACAACGCATACCTCATAAGGCCTTAGTTGAAATGTATCCTAAGCACAAGAATGTTATTTTAGATGAGATTGATGCTGAATATAACACTATGGCTTACATGTCAAGTTATGACAAAACATGGGCTAACCAAAGTGGTACAGGTAAAGTTGTTGCAGAATACTATGATGATGAAGGTACTTATATTTTCTTACCGGAAAATCAAATTATTCTAGACTTTATTCCTAACCCACTTAAATCCGGACCAAGATTTGTTGTGGCAAAAAGATTTAGCTTTGACCAAATGCAAGGTCAATTCCAACATGTTATAGGACTAATGGCTAATATGGCGAAGATAAATGTTCTATCTGTCATTGCAATGGAAGATGCTGTGTTTACAGAAACCAACATCATTGGCGAGATAGAAAGTGGACAGTATAAGAAAGGACGATTGTCAGTTAACTACTTGACACCTGGAAGCCAGGTATCTAAACCAACAAACAATCTACCCTATCAGCTGTTCCAACAGATAGATAGACTAGAAAGACATCTTCGTCTAGGTTCTGCATATCCAGTATCAGATGATGGACAAAGTCCTAATGCATTCGTTACTGGTAGAGGACTAGAAGAACTAGGCCAATCTGCATCATTACATGTACGAGAATATCAAGTTGTACTTAAAGATGCATTGGAGCAGATTGACACTAAGAGATTAGAGTGGGATGAGATTATGTATTCCAAAATGCGTAAGCCTCTTGCAGGATTTAGAAATGGAACTGCATTTAAAGAGACTTATGTACCAGGTTCTGATATTGCTGAAATGTATAAGACAAGAAGAATTTATGGTGTTATGGCCGGGTTCGATGAACCACAGAAAATTATTACAGGCCTACAGCTAAAACAACAAGGTATTATCGACAAACAAACATTACAAGAAAACATGGATGGATTAGATAACATATCTCAAATCAATTCAAGAATTAATGCAGAGAGAGCAGAGAATGTTTTATTTGAAAGTCTTATGGCACAAGCTGCACAAGGTAATCCTAAAGCAACAATGGCTGCTATTGAGATTAAGAAAAATCCTCAAAACATGAATAAAATTCTAGAGAAGTTCTATACTCCTGAGGGTGACGAGATGTCACCTGAGGAAGCCCAAATAGCGCAAGCTGCAGGACCGCAAGGCCCGCAAGGACCTCCTCCAGGATTAGCACAAGTGCTTGCCCAAGCTGCAGCACAAGGAGGTGGACAAGGTGCCTAAAGAATTTGACCCAATGGAAGAGACTGATAATCTTTTTTACAATATTATTAATGAAGAAGATTGGGATATAGAACTCGACTTAGATGATACAGACCCTAACTTAGAAGAACTTGTTATTGATTTAGAAGGTACTCCAGTATTTTTTGAATACTTAGTTCCTGGACCTATGCCTGGTGTTCTTATTAAAATAATGATGAAAAGATTAAATGACAAACAACAAAACAATTTTATGGAATTTTTTCAAGCCATCGGAAACTTTTTAGAAGACGAGGATAAAAAATATGGTTAGATTAAGCGCATCAGAACAAGCTGCTAAAAAAAATACAGATTTAAAAGCTGACCCAGGATATGCAGACTTGTATATTCCTAGAAAAGAAGGAGACGCAACAGGTTCATCCGGTATGGTTAATGATTTAGCTACTGGTCTAACTGCTGAAACTTCGGGAGAAGTAGCATCTGTACAGGGAGCTACACAAATGCAACCAAGTAGGCCTATGAAATTAGGAGAGCCAACTAAACTTCCAGGTGTATCTAATGTTAATGGATTACAAACTGGTACAGGTGGCGTACCTAAACCACAATTAGATTTTAATGGTTATATGGCCGGTCTCTTTGATAAATTTCAAGACCCAATAATTTTAGAATACTTCCAACAAAATGATGCAGCACCACAAGTTGTTGATACTAAAAAAAATAACAGGTATGCCAACAAATTAAAGGAAAGCGATGCGGTCTAATGGTATATCATTTTCTGCAATGGACCTCGCTATTGCACATGCAGAAGATACGCTCAATAGGGTAAACTCTTACAAGCAGGGAACGCAAGAAACCAACTTAGAATTACAACAACGAATAGCTAACATGGGTAACGCCTACCCTACCCTACCGCCACAGATGGTAGTATATTCAGCATTAACAGGCTTAAATCCGGAAGATGACATGGCTTTGCAATTAGCTCAAAGAAATCAAGAGATACTTGCAAAGAAGTATGAACAAAAAATTGTTACTAAAGTAAATCCTTTTAAACGAGGTGTACAGTTAGGTATGCTTGCATTAGATGCTGCATTCCAACCTGTATCAAGAGGTTTTAAATCTGCAGTAGTTGCTGCACAAGAGACTGGACAATCAGTTCCACTTACAGTTGCAGGTGCTACATTAGGTGGTTTAGCTGAAACTTTTGTTAATCAAACTCCAGGACAAGAAGGTAGAACAACAGCTAATTTTCTAGGCAATGTTTTTAATCCTAGTGTTGGTGAAGCATTTATAAATGCAAGAGAAAAGTATGGACCAACAGAACTTAATCTAGCTTTGCAACAAATAAGAGAAGGCAAACCTCTTAACTTAGGTACTGGTTATTTACCATCTTCAATAGATTTAAAACAGACACAAACTTATCTTGATGAAATAAGAAAAGGTTCTGACGAGAGAACTGCAATGACAAGAGCTATAGATATTTATGGTGCGCCAATTACAGAAGTGTTTGATAATAGAGAAGACAAATTTAAATATCAAACAAAAACTGGAGAAGAGATAGACATATCTCCTGGACGAATTGTTGCTGCACAAATGTTAGAGCCAGGTTCTACAGGATACAGTGTTGTCTCCGGTGTTATCGATGGTGTCTTTAGAGTTGCAGCAGACCCAGTAAACCTAGGCCTTGCTTATGGTGCAGGTGTAAAAAATGCAATGAGAACAATGGTAAGTGCTAATACTAAAGCATTGAAAGCTACTGATGATGCTACACAACTATCTAAACAATTATTTAAAACATTTTTGCCAGGAAAAACAGGTAAACAAAATAGAGCTATTTTTTATGGTAGAACACTAGATGATGTTAGAGCTACAGGATGGGGACAAAGTTTTGGAGAAGCAATAGCAAAACTTAGTGGTGATGAAGGTATGTCGTTCTTAAATGATATTCCGGAATTTGGAAAAATTCCTATGTCAGTAAAGAAAGTACTTTTAGAAGTAGATGACCCTATACATGTATGGGATGTACTTGATGTTGTTGCTAAAGGTGGTAATTTAACTGATACACAATTCGACAATATGTTTACAATGATTAAATCTTATGTACCTAAGAAAACACAAATAGAACTTGATAGAGCTAGAGAATTAACCAAAAATAATAAAAACTTTGGTCTAGGAGCATTGCCTGCTAAACCTACAGTTACTGGTGAATTCTTTAACTTTGTTGGTAAATTAATTACTGGTCAAAGTACAGATGTTGCACCTATGAGAAAATTTGCAGGGATGTTTCAATCATCACAACCTGCTAAAGGATTGCTTGGTGTTGGCGCACAAATGCGTATGTCATTACCAAAACACATGCAAAGAGCTATGTCACTAAGACCACAAACTACAGCAATCATTAGTCAACTAGATGAAACAGCCTGGAACATAGATACAAACTTAAAGAATGCATTTGTTGATAGTAAGACTAGAGGTAAGTATGCACAGGAAACATTAGCTGCACAATCACAATCAGAGATAGATGATATTGTAAATAGAGTTAATCAGACCATTGCTAAATCAGTTGGTGAACAAAACCCTAACTTGTTAGTCGATGTTGAAAGTCTAGTTAAACAACAAGAAAACTTTGGCGCAGAAATGGAAGAACTAAGAAGTTATTTTAAAGGTACTACTGGTGGTTCATTATCTTTTAATGGTGTAAAAGTAAAAAAGAAATACAAAAGAATTATTGATGACTTAGAAGGACATTTTCAAAGTTTAGGTATTGAGTATGACATTGACAAAGTAGAAGAGTTTATCTTTGAAGCAGTACCTAGTATGCACATGTTGTCACAAGCAGGTTCAACATTCTCAACAATTATAGACCCACAAGATGTAGTGCAAGCAACTAAAGCTCATCAAACATTAATTGGTCCTACTGATAGTCGATTAAGAGCATGGGCAGATAAGCCTAAAAATTTAGCAGAAGATTTTAACTGGACTGACTTTCTAAAAGTTCCTAGAAAAGCATTGTTAGATAATATATCCGGGAACAGACTTACTTTAAAACCAAAAGGTCCTATTGAAACTATGTTAGATAATGTACAAAACAAAATATTAAAACCTGCCTGGATGTTACGACTTGCTCTTATGTTGAGAATATCACCCGAAGAAGCTATGCGTGCTGCATTCGGTGACAAAGTAAACTTTATTACACATCCATTTCAAAGAATGGCCTTAAACTCAAACAAACAATTTGGTTTATTTGGAGATGAAGTTAGAGCAAATGAAGTAGCACAGTTGTATAACAACTTAGGTGAAATAGTTATGACTACAAGAATGGGTCCGGATGATATTGAGTTCTTAAAGAATATGATTGATGTAGATGATTTAGACCAATTTAAAGCTATAGATTACAATAGGTCGCAAAAGTTAATAAAAACAAATCTACTAGAAACAAATCCACAAGGTGTTGTATCAGATTACATTGTTGATGCTGCAGTTAATAATTTTGATTTAAGAGATTTAAGATTTGCAGAGTTAACTGAACAAGCATTTAAAACAAAAACTAAAAAAATAAAAGCTAATGCTAAAGGAAATATAGAGGGATTTGATGGAGTAACTTATAACTCTATGGGTGAAGCATTTATAAAATCCGGTGGGTTTACTACCGATTTAGATGCAAGAAAATTTATTGACTTACAAACAAGAAAACTTGCAGAAGGAGATGCATTCGTATCACCTTATAAAGATAAAGAGTTTAGCTTAGGCCAACTTGGAGATATAGAAACAAAAGCAAAAGAACTTAATATAAGCCCTGCAGAATATATAGACCAACAAATAGACAATGTGTTTTTAGATGATGACACTATTGGCCTGTTGTCTAAACAAAGTCATGTTATAGGAACTTATCAAGATGATGCAGGAAACTTTATCATTGATGTATCTGTTGCATTACAAGGTGAAAATGCTATTGCTAACGCTGTGTACATTGGAGCTAACTCATTTCAAGAAAGTGTATATATCGCTAATAGAGAGCTTGCAGAAAAAACAGGATTTGGTAAACCATTAATGGATAATGATTTAATTTATCTATACAGCAAAGCTAGAGGAGATGGTTTTAAAACTGCAGGAGATATAAATATAGATACAGTTCTTAATAAACCAACTATGGAAGCAATGTTTAAATCTAACTTTGATGCATTAGGACTAAAGGTAGAAGAAGTTAAAGGTGCTGCTAAAGGTATGCCTGGAGGAAGTTTATTTAGTACAGATGAAAGTTACATGGCATCTATGGGTGAAGCTGCTATTACTAGAGGATTGCTTGATGGAAGAAAAGATTTAGCAGAAAACTTAATGATTAGTGTTGATAAGTATTTACCTACTGGAAACATCAACCCTAGATACTGGGAAGCATTGTGGGAAGAAATGTACTTACTTGCATCAGACCCAATAGTTGTACCACTTGTTAATAAAGGTATAGATGACACAATGATATATCTTAGAGGTGAAGGAAAAGAAACTTTAGAAGAATTAGTTGCTAGAAGTTTTAATCCGGAAGATAGATTATATTTACAAAGTGACAAAGCGTTAAGAGAATATTTAGAAAGTCTTCAATACAGAGTTGCACAAACTGTAGGAAATCCTACTGCTAAAATAATGGACCCAAGAACAGGTAACGAATTATCAGCAGAACTTGCTACAAGAGTTTGGTATCAGAATGGACAAAAACAATATCCTAAGTATGTTGCTGATATGTCTGTAGGTTCTAATACAAAGATATTCCAGTTTATTAAAAATGGTGGTGTCTTAGATAATAAAGATTGGTTACGATACAAGACACATATTCAAACATTTAAATTAAAAGAACGAGGAACAAACAATCAAGAATTTTACAAACAATTTATCAAGCTGTTTAAACAGGAAGTAGATGCACAAGATTTAGGACCTAAGGTATTGCCAAGAAGATTTGACCTACAAAGTAGAATATCTGAAAGTGGAACAATGATTGTTGGTGAAGAGATACAAGCAGCAGGATACTTAGCTGATGTTAGATATGGTAATGATGCTTTAAACAGTTTATTGGAAACTGGATACAATGCATTGATATCTAAACCATCTAACTACTTAAACAGAGACCCACTATTTAGATATGCATTCTATGAAAATGCTATAGAGGTTATACAGTATATGGACGATGCAACTAAAGCACAGTTCTTAAAAGGTGCAGAACCTTGGATTGATGGTAACAAACTATGGGATGAATTAATTGAAGCTGCTAAACAACCATCATTAGAGAATACTGTTACTAGCTTGCCACAAGCAGAAGAGTTATTAAAAACTGCAGCTATGAATGAAGTGAAAACATTATTCTATTCTGTATCACAACGACATGTTGCTTCAGACTTATTTTCTAAATACATTCCTTTCCCGGAGATATGGGCAGAGGTATTTCAATCATGGGGTAAATTAATTACAGAAAACCCACAAAAATTTAATAGAGCAAGAATAACAGTAGACAATGGTACTGAAGCTAAACCTTGGGACAGTGAGAATGGTTTCTTAGAGAAAGACCCATCAACAGGAAAACTTATGTTTAACTATGTTGATGTATTTAACATACTCACATTAGGTTCGTTCAAAGCATTGGGTAGTGTTATTCGTGCATCAGGAGTTAAAGAAAATTTACCTGATGCTATTACTTCACCATATCAAACAGCAGTATTTGGAGAAAGTTTAGAAGATGAAGGTGTACGAGCTACAGCTCCTGGTTACGCATCGGGACTTAACTTAATTGCACAGAATGGTTTTGCTCCTGGGTTTGGACCAGTAGTAACATTCCCAATGAGAATATTCTTAAATGCTATAGGTGCGCCACAATCTGCTCGTAAGTTTTTCTTAGGAGAGTTTGAAAGCTCCGGCCAGTTATCAGACCAATTACCTGCATGGGCTAAAAAGTTTTTAACCTGGGAAGGCTCACCGGATACAGATTTACAAAATGCATTTGCTACAACAGCAATGGACTTATACAGTTCTTATGTACTTGCAGGATTAGTTGACCAAAGTGACCAACTAGAAGTTAACAAATTTATAGATAGAGCATTAGAACAAGCAAGAAATGTTTATACCATACGAGGTATGGCACAGTTCTCATTACCTACTGCAGTACAACCAAGAATAGAAGTTGAAGATAAAAATGGTGAATGGTGGGGAACACAAGTATTAGTAAATAAATATCAAGAAATGTTAATTAAAAATGGTTATGACAACTTTGCAGCACAAGAAGAGTTTATAGAAAAGTTTGGTATTAACCCTATACCATTGAAACAGCCTAGCTCTTACAAAACTGGTAAACAACCTGTGAAAGAAAATGCATTCTTTTGGTGGCAAGAAGATGATAGAAAAAGATTATTAGAAGCTGATGCGTTACCTAACACTGCTTATTATATTCATCCGGATAAAGTAGAAGACGAATTGTTTTGGCCTGCATATTATGAAACAAGAAGTCAAGGACTACAACCGGAAGAGTTTGGTAACTTTATGAGACACAGTCAAGCTATTTATGAATATGAAAAAGGTAAAAGGGATATCAAAGAAAATGTTCCGGATAGTTTACAAAAAGAACAGATATCAAATCTTAAAGCAGAGATAGAAGAAGATTATGGATTTGATTTATTTAACTTCCAAGGTAAACCTAAATCTGCAACAACAAGAGAGTTATATGCAGAACTAGATAGATGGGTTGACTATGAAGAGACAAGACAAAGTCCGGAGTATCCAATA